ACTTGGGTTAAAAAACTCTCTAATAATTGTGTTGACTTATTTAATTTTACTTTACCAGCAGCTGGTTGAAATTCTTGGATTCGTTTTTGTGGGAAATCTCCTCCTTCATATACTTTTCTTCTAGTAATAAAATATTCTACTTGAATGTTATCAATTGGAAAATTGTATTGTTCAGCAAAGAATTTTTTATAAAGAATTAATTGAGACATTTTGATATCATCTTTCTTCTCTTTATCACCCCAACCTCTAGTTGAAGTTTTAATATCAAGAATCTTTATAGTATTAGTTGGTTCGTGATAAAACACTACATCTATAAACCCATTAAATAGAACATTATTTAGTTTCTTAATTGGATTTAAAACAATGGGTATTTCACACCCTACTAAATACCATCCTCTTTTTGAAAAATAAGTCCCTTTTTTCTTTTTAATGTAATCTAAAATTTGAAGACCATCATCACAAAATTCAGCTAATTCTGCAGAGTTTGAAAAGTGAATATTTTTATTTTTAGTATAAAAATTCTTATATTCTTCTCTCAACGCAGTTCTAAATTCAGTTTCAATATCTAATCTATCAGCCGCTGCTCCACTTTCCTCGTAAAATACCGTTAGATATTGTTGAAGAGCGCGATGCAAAGCCGTACCAAATACCGCATGTATGCTGGGTTCAAAAACCTTGTATCCATCTCTATACTTCAAACCCCAATGATGAGGGCAAGTTGAAAATATACTTAATTGAGAATAAGATACAGATTTATGATAAGCATAGTTTATCTCCGGTACAGTTATTTTTTGTAAGTCTTTTAATATTTTAGGGAGTTTTTTAGCCAAGTTTTTTTCTGTTTTGGATTTCTCTATCTAAATAAAATAGAGCTTTTTCTAAATCCTGGATGATATTGTCTTTTTTACCTGCTCTGGAAATATATTTGAGTGTGTTACCTAAATTAAAACCTACTTCCCATGCTTCGATTACTTTAATAGCCTCATATGGGTTATTTTTACCTCCATAATGTTGAGGGTGAATTACTGAAGAATTATTATCTTCATCAATTGTAAATGTTGCTTCTCTATCATTCATTTCTTCAAATTTTTTTACTGAGTCACTCATTTTAATAATTTTTTTATTTCTTTTTCTTCTTTACCTAACTGTTGTAAAATTATAGTTACATCTTGTTGGGTTAGAATATTACAATAATCTAAAACCTCTCTAGTACTTATTTGAAAATATTCAGATAATAAACTTAGTACTTCTTTTACGTACTGTTGTTTTGTGGGTTTTATATATTTGTTAAAAAATTTTTGTTTAGGTAAAGTTTTACAATAAAATTCATATAAACTTTGTTTTGGTAATTGATATTCTTGCATCTCAGCTACTAATTCAATATAATTAGGATTCATTGAGATAATTTTATTAATCATAAAATTGTTAAAGATCTCATGCTCCTCATTCGAAAATGAGGACCATGGTTCTTTATCATAAGACATTTGTTTTACCCAATCAAATATATTATTGATTTTCTTGCTCATCTTCTAGAATGAATTTGAATTCATCAGGTAAACCATCTTTTAAAATCTCACCAGTTTCTGGATCATAAAATACTTGGATTGGTAGTACATTATCTTCATTTGTACCAGTGATAAATTTAGATACTTTTCTTAGTAAGTATCCTTGTTGCCAAATTTTACCTCCATTAGAAGTTAAAATTGGAGTTGTTTTGCTTAAATCTAAACTCATTTGTGGTTGTTGATCTTCCATCTTTATTTATTTGGTTGTTAATAATTTTGATATGCAGGCACAAAATGTAATTTCTTTATCGGGTGCCATAATTGATTTGTATTGATAATCTGCTATTACAAGAGTAGCAATTGCTGAATCTGTAAATTCATCTGCTCGCTCAAATAATACTCTATATAACTCATTGTAATCTCTAATATTAGAGTCCATTACTAACTGTCTTATAGTAGTAAAATTCTTAACATTTTTAGTTTTAAGTAATTCTATTACTTGGTCTGATGTTTGTTTAAAATTAGTAATAGTTCTATTTTCTACTAATTCTCCATTTTTAAGGGAAGATTGTAGTAAGTTTAAAGTTTTTCTAATATCAGGATAAGTTTGCTTAACAATTCTTACTAAATCAGCTTTAGTATAAGTAATTTTTTCTAAATCTAAAATTTCAACACATTTGAATGCTACATCCTGCATTGATGGAGGAGTTAATTCAAACATAACAGTTCTAGATTGGATAGGATCAATTATACGTTCAATGTAATTACAAGTAAAAACAAAACGAGTATTTAAACTGTATGTTTCAATTATATTACGAAGTGCTGCTTGAGCATTTATTGTTAAAAAATCTGCTTCATCCATTATAACCACTTTTTGTGGTTTAAAACTAGCCGCTGAAGCAAATGATTTTACCTTATCTCTAATAGTATCAATACCATTTTCATCAGAACAATTAATATATAATGAATCACAATCAATATTATTGATAATTAATTTGGCTGCAGTAGTTTTGCCTGTTCCAGCTCCTCCTGTTAGTAATAAGTGAGGAATATCATTAGAATCAATCCATTGTTGTAAAGATGATTTAAAATCATCATTACCAATGTATCCTTCTAAGGTATCAGGTCTATACTTTTCGGTAAATAAGGTGTGTTTTTTATTGAACATAACTTTTATAATATATGGAGAGGCTTTCACCTCTCCAAATTTATTACATCATTCCTTGCATAGGATTGATTTCTTCTTTTTTGTCTTCTTTTTTCTCGTAAATTACAGATTCGGTTGTTAGGATTGTACCTGCAACTGATGCTGCATTTTCTAAAGCAATACGAGTTACTTTTTTAGGATCAATAATACCTGCAGATTTAAAATCCATTGTTGATAAGTCTTTATAGTTAAGACCATTCCAATTACTTCCTTCTTCTGAGTCAGTTAATTTAGAACCTAGATATTGAACCTCAGTTAAATCATGTCCGGCATTGGTTAAGATTCTTTGGAATGGAGCAGCTGCTGCTCTGTAAACGATTTTCTTACCATTTACAAAATCATTTGAACCTTCAAAAGTAATACCTTTACGAGCATATAATAAAGCAGTTCCACCACCAATTACAATACCTTCTTCTAAAGCGGCTTTTGTGGCAAATAAAGCATCTTCTACTCTATCTTTTTTCTCTTTAATTTCAAGTTCACTATTACCACCTACGTTAATAATAGCTACACCACCAATCATTTTACCTAAACGCTCTTGTAATTTTTCTTTTTCAAATGGTGAACCTGCGTCATCAATTTGTTTTTTAATTTCTTGAGCTCTGGTTTCAATTGCTTCTTCTAATCCTTTACCATCTACAATAGTGGTTTTTTCTTTACCAATTGTAGCAGTACGAGATGTACCTAAACATTGTTTTAATGTATTAACATCAATTTTTTCTAGTTTATGTCCTTTCTCTTTAGAAAGAACTTGACCACCTGTAATAATAGCTAAATCTTCTAAAGCCATTGTTCTACGATCTCCAAATTCAGGAGCTTTAACTGCTACTACATTTACAATACCTCTCATTTTATTAACAATAGATACTGCTAATGCTTCTCCATCAATATCTTCTGCTACTACTAATAATGCTCGTTTTTCAGTGTTGGCTAATGTTAGAGCTGGGATTAATTCTTGGTGATTAGTAATTCTACCATTATAAATTAAAATGTAAGGATTTTCTAATACAGCGGTCATTGTATTATTATCAGTTACAAAATATGGTGATTTATAACCTCTGTCAAACTGCATACCTTCTACAATTTCAAGTGAAGTTTCACCTGATTTTGATTCTTCAATAGCAACAACTCCATCTCTACCTACTTTTTCTAAAGCAGTAGCAATTAAATTACCAATTTCTTCATCATTGTTACCTGAAATGGTAGCAACTTCTTTAATTTGTTGGTTATCAGAAATATCTTCTGTTAAGTTATTAAGAGCTGTTTTAAGTTCTTCTACAGCTGCATCAATTCCTTTTTTAATTTCAATTGGATTTTGACCTGCACTAACGTGTTTTAAACCTTCTTCTAAAATTGCATAAGATAATAAAGTTGAAGTAGTAGTACCATCACCTACTTCATTTGCGGATTTAATTGATACTTTTTTTACTAATTCAGCCCCAATTGATTCAATTGGATCTTCTAATTCTTTAAATTCTTTAGCTACAGATACACCATCTTTAGTTACTGTTAATTGACCATAATCTCCTTTGATTAATACTGTTCTACCTGCTGGCCCTAAAGTAGAAGATACACTATCATTAAGTTTTTTAACTCCTGATAGTAATTTAGTTTTTAATTCTGTTCCAAATGCTGTTTCTGTCATAATTAATCTTCAATAATTGATAAAATGTTTTCTTGTGAAGTAATAAAATATTCTTCATTGTTTAATTTATGTCTTTGTACTCCCATTGGTGGTATTACTACTTTCATACCTACTTTTAGATCAGTTGGTACAAATTCACCTCTATGATAATTAAACACATCAGATACATCAACAATAATAGCAGTAAGTGTTTTTTCATTACCAATATCTGGTATGATAATATTACCAACCATCATTTCATTTTCCTCTAAGGGTTTTAAGACAATGTGACCCATTCGGGATTTTAGTTTACTCATAGTTAATTAAATTTTTTAAATTGTTTAAAGTTGTTTCTAATTCTGTAATATACTCTTTGATAGTATAAGTTTGTTTTTTTTCTAAAACTTGATCTTTAACTATTTTTCTTAAAGCATTAGATAATTTTGTATAATAACCTACTATCTTTTCTTTTTTAGTTTCAGGTTCAGTAAAAACTAAATTATAACTATCTTCATCAAAGACAATTTTGTAATCCCCCATAGCTGGGTCTTCAATCGTTGATCTTTTTTTGGTTGTGCCTTTTTGTCGGCCTTTGAAATTTAAATTTGCCATAACTTTTTTTATTTGTTTCGTGTAATATACGAAAGATTTTTTGGATATCCAAACAAAACTTAACCTAAGGGCGTAAGGTTATTATTTTATTTTTATTGATTTTGGTTTTGCTTTTTCAGCTACAGGTATAGAAATTTCTAGCAAACCATTTTCTAGTTTTGCTAATGCTAAAGATAAATCATATTTAGCTGAGATTTTATAACCTAAACTAAAGGATTTTTTAGATAATCCTCTGTGAATTGTTCCAGGATGAAGTTCTTTTTCTTCTTCGGGTTTATTATAACTAATTTTTAAGATATCATCTTCGATATCTACATTTACTTCATCTTTAGTAAGACCAGTACACGCTACTTCAAAATGAAGTCCGTTGTCGTCATAAAAGATATTTAAAGGGTGAGGTTGTTTTGTGGTTGCTGCTGAACCATATCCACTTGTAGGGTAAAAGAAATTGTGGAATAAAATGTCAAATTCATTAAAATTTGTACTCATATTGATTTACGTTTTGTGAGTGCTTTTGCTACTCGTTATTAATTGCCCTTAGGTCATTTGTCATAAATATTATTACTCATGCAAAGCCACAAGAAAATATTCAGACTTTACTCCTGCTTCTTCTAAATTAACTTTTAATAAACCATCTTTATAAAGGTATGCTTTACCAACTGCATCTTTATTTACAGAAATAATCTCTCTAAAATTATTGGCACTAAATGCTACAGATTTAATTTTATTAATAATATTACCAGGTTCAGAAAAATTTACTTTATTTGAATAAGATGATTTTTCACCAATTATAAAGCCAACAACATCTTCTTTTTGAAAATCTTTAGTTATCCCTATTTCGAAACGAGGTGGTTTATCTAATGCATTATGTGCTTTAATATATTTTTGAGTAAAATCAAAATTAATATCAAATTCTAAATCATGGGGTGGTAAATTAGGAGCTACACCTGGATCCTGAATTAATCCTAAGTCACTTAAATTGTAAGATAAATCAAATTGGTTATCACTAATGTGAAGTTTTAGAAAATGATTACCTTGTTTTTCTAATTTTAATTCGATGTAATCATTTGTAATATTAAGTAGTTTAAGCAATTGGCCAGTATTAAAAATACCAATCTCGCAGTCTTCTAAGGTTATAGGCGCAGTAACTTCTCCGATACAATCCTTATTGTCGACTGCAAATTTAATGTGAGCTTCGTTGTTTTTAACCTTAAATTTAACTTGAGATGTTAATCCATTTAAATAAAAACTTTCAATTATTTGTGCTAATATTTTTTTATCCATTTTATGAAAATGTAAAGAATTTATGTATTAATGGGTTTGCTGGTGGTAATGACCATTCTAGATCATCATAAAAACCTTGTAATTTATTTTGTAATATAGTTTCAAAACTTTTACCTCTATCAATGTATTCATTAATAAAGTCTCTAATTTTGTCTGAAAGATCAAATTCTAGAAAAGCAATTGCTTCTATGTTGTATGGATTATTTTTCAGGTAAACCCATTTTACTTTATCACCTTGTACAATTTGACTATGTTTAGAATCTAACTGCCAAAATCTTAACAAATCATTATGTTTAACAGATGCTTTAACAGATGCACCTGCTCCAGGTTTTATTTCAGATAATATTTTACCTGGTTTAGGATGTGATGCAACATATTCGTTTAATGTTTTAACTGAGGTTGGGTTACCAATTAAAGTAAAATCAACATCAGATGAAGTTGCTTCTTGTCTAAATTCATGAATTTTTTTATCTACAATACTTTGTGGAGTACCTTTAATAATTAACTCAAGAATTTCTTGATAAAACTTACCAAAGTATTTTGGAAAATTAGCTTTTTTAAATTCTAATCCTTTAATATCAAGTTCTTCTACAGCTCTACCTTCCTTTTTAGTAATCCATTGAGCATATCTTCGTGTTGCTCTAAAATAAGCAGTACGAATAACAGCCTCAGTTTTCATTTCTAATCTATGGGTAGGAACATTAAATGCTTCTTTAGCTAAAGTATCATAGTATTCAGTTATAATGTCTTGATATTTAAAAGCTACTTTTTCTAATAAATCATCTTTTTCTTGATCAGTCTTATCTTCAAAATCAGGATACAAATGTTTTAATAAAGGTTCAGCGTTAAAGTAATTAGAGTCTGTATCCACATAGGCGCAAAAATTAAAATCACCTTCATCACAAATCCACCATGGAGTATCTTCTAAATGCTTCATATTAAAATGTTCTTTCTCCTGGTACTGGTGGAATGTTTACAGGTCTGTTACCTTTGGAGTCGATGTCTGTTCTTTCTTTAGTTGTTATTTCAAATACATTCCCATTTACTTTACATCTTCCACCTTGTTGTAGCATCTTTTTAAAGAACTTCTCTTGTGATTCACTCCAGTCTTGTGATAGAGCAATTACTTCAGCCTTATCAGCTTTATCTCCATTTAAGGTAATACTTACTCCGTTTCTAATTGATTGTCCTTTTAACGCCATTATATTTCTAATTTAATTTCACCTCTAATTACTTGATTCATATGTCTATTAGCACAAAGTGCTGATTCTTGAATGATGCGTTGACCACTTAATGTAATGGCTTCTGATAAGATTACGTTTCCATATCTAAATGAAGGTAAAGCAGTTGCTCCATAAAGTGAGTTAAGTAAGATCTTCATTGTATATTGTAATAAGTGATATTTTTCACCACCTACTGTATCACCTGCTTTATAAGCTTTTTTCATTTCACCCTTATATAAAACCCTTTCATCAAACCATTTTGATAATATAGTTGATAATACTGACTCTTTATCTGTACGAAATATAACACCATTTGCTGAGATAGCCAAATTATATTGCTGAAGTAGTTTGGTTATTTTAGAAGAAGTCCAATCAATTTTATTAAATTTATCTTTATTAGTAAACCATTCAGTAGTACGAGGTCTATCTTCAGTATCATTAATTAGGTCATTTAAACCTAAATGATTATTTCTATCATTTAAATCAATAATTCTACCTACTAATGTTTCCTTACCAATGTTTAAAGACATAATGATTGAAGGGTATAATGAAGTTAAATCTTCATCAAACATATAGCGGTATAAACCTGCTTTAGGACAAAATAAATAACCACCAGCATAATTAGCTTTTTTAATTGGATTTCTATCACGTGAAGGTGGAATTATATCTTCTGATAGTAAGAAAGCTGAAATAGCACCATCATGAATTTTAGATGATTGATAAACATCATCATAGTGAATTTTACCTTTATGTGCTAGATTTTTAGTTAAACTAATATAGTTGAATTTATTGTCTAATGCTTTTAGGATTTCAACGTCTCTAAAGTTGTACTCAATAAATTTGTCTTTATCAGTTTCGAATAATCTATCTAAACTACCTTCATACTCAATTTTGGATAACTTACAATATTTTTCCCCTAAAGCATCTAATTTATAAGAAGGTTCATCAGCAAATGAATATTTTTTATGTAAACGGATATAATCTAAAGAATACATCCCTTCAATTCTAATGGGTTGATCTTCATTATAAATTGTAATCCCAATATCATTGGTAAATTTTTGCTCTTTAATTTTACCTATTGGAGATAAAGCACTAGCTCTACGTTCACCTAACTGATTTAATATTCTATAATAAAGGTAAGGTATATCAAAGTAATCACTATTATAACCAATTAAAATATCAGGACTAACTTTAGTTAGAT